CTACTCAGGTTGGAGGGGTTGCCGTCGTCGGTGCCGTCTGAGGTGCAGCGCCTGGCGCGTCTGTCGCGGGTGAATCTGCTCAAGTTTGCGGTGAACACGCGGGTGCAGTCGATGTATGTGGACGGGTTTCGTTTGCCGGGTGCGTCGGATGATTCGCCGGCGTGGCAGATCTGGCAGGCGAACGGGATGGATGCCCGCCAGATCGGTATTCACCGGTCGGCGTTGTCGTATGGGGCGTCGTATGCGACGGTGCTGCCGGGTGAACCGGTGCCGGTGATCCGTGGCGCATCGGCCCGGCATCTAACGGCGATGTATGGGGATGATGATGTGTGGCCGGTGTATGCGGTGGAGCGGCGTGGCGACATGTGGCGGCTCATCGACAGCACTCACGTGTATTGGTTGACCGGTGCGGACCGGACCGAGGTGGTGGAGGCGAAGGAGCATGGCGCCACCTATGGGGGTGTGCCGGTGTGTCCGGTGGTGCGGTTCCGTGACACGATCGATTTGGATGATCCGGTGATGGGGATTGTCGAGCCGCTGATCCCGTTGCAGAACCAGATCAACTTGACCACGTTCGGCCTGTTGGTGACGCAGCATTTCGGGGCGTTCAAGTTTCGGTATGTGTTGGGGTGGACGGCAGAGACCGAGGCGGACCGGATCAAAGCGTCGGCGTCGACGTTCTTCACCCTCGAAGAGGACCCCACCGAGGTGCAGGTCGGCCAGTTGGATGAGGCCGACCTGTCCGGGTACATCAATTCGCGTAAGTCGACGATGGAGCTGTTTGCTGCGATTTCGCAGACACCGGCGCATGAGCTGATGGGTCAGTTGATCAACTTGTCGGCGGAGGCTTTGGCGGCAGCGGAGGCGGGGAAGCGCCGCGCCATCCTCGAGAATCAGACGGTGGTTGGCGAGTCGCATGAGCAGATGTTGAATTTGGCGGGGTCATATACGGGGGTGCAGCTGGATGTGGGGGCGTATGTGCGGTGGCAGGATACAGAGGCTCGGGCGTTGGCTGCGTTGGTGGATGCGTTGGGTAAGGCGGTGCAGATGTTGGGGATCCCGCCGCAGGCGTTGTGGGATCGGGTGGCGGATGCGTTGGGTGCGTCGCAGCAGGAGGTTGCGTCGTGGAAGCAGTTGGCCGAGTCGGGTGACCCGTTCGCACAGTTGGAGCAGTTCCTCGGAACACAGGGTGCGTCAACATAGTATTGACACTCTCTCCTTATGGTGATAGGTTGGCAAGGTAAATCTCCGGCCGCGTCAACGCTATGAGCATTTGTCGGAGTCTCGGCGGGGTGAGGCCCGGCGTGGCTAGGCCCGGCGTGGCGTGGCTTGGCAGTCATGGCAGGTCAGGGCGAGTCGTGGCACGGCAGTCGGGGCTCGGCGAGGCACGGCCCGGCGGGGCATGGCTTGGCGAGGCAGTCAGGGCGCGGCGTGGCTTGGCGCGGCGTGGCTTGGCATGGCTTGGCGAGGCAGGCGTGGCACAGCGTGATACCATCACCACATGAAAACCATGATCGGTGACCGGCTCGACCGGGTGAAAGCAACCCGCCCCCCCAGCAACATCTGCACATGGTGCACCCACGACCGCACATGGCACCACGCCGGCCGCCAATGCTTCATCGACAAATGCGTCTGCCTCCGATTCACCCCACATGCTGGCACTCCAACACAGAAGTAGGCAACTCGCCGTCCGGGCCGCCACCCTGCAACTCCTGATGCGGCTCTGGTCGACAGTCGACGCTACCCGCCTCGCCGCCACCATCCAACCATTCGCAGACGCCGCCGCCACCGTCGTCACCGACGGATACCTCCGCTCGGCACGCACCGCCGCCGCCTACTACCTGTTGACACGTCCCCGCGGCATCACCACCGTCACCGTCCCCGAAGTCGCACCACCCGCCCCCGAGCTCACCGCTGCGAAACTACGAGCCGCCGCACTCTCCGGGATACTCAACGGACGCCGCGCCGGCCAAACCATCGAAGCCGCCACCGCAAACGGGTTCGTCAAACTATCCGGCACCGCGTCGTCTATCATCCTGGAAGGTGGACGAGACACAATCATCGAAGCGGCGAGACAAGATCCGGCAGCGACCGGACGGTGGGTTCGTGTCGCCGGAGCGAACGCCTGCGCATTCTGCCAATCACGCGTCGCCGAAGGTCCCGTGTATAGTGACGACACGGCACAGTTCGCCGCACATGATCATTGCGGTTGTGCCGTGGAGCCAGAGTTCGAGTCCCGGTGATCGGGACGAAACAGGGAAGGGCCGAGATGGCTACCAAAACCAAGTCCGAGACGGAGACAGACGCCACAAGCGACACCATCTCCAAAGAGGACTTCGAGAAGATGAAGGCGGCCTTGGCGAAAGCCAACGAAGAGGCGAAAAACTATCGTCTCGCCGCCAAAGCAAAGGACGAAGAACTGACAGCCGCACAGGCGGCACAGGACACGTCCAAGTCCGAGATGGACAAGATCCAAGAACAGATCACCGCATTGACACAGCGGGCCGAGAAGGCCGAGCATGCGGCGATGGTGAAAGACATTGCGATGTCGAAGAAGATTCCTGCTGCGTTGGCTGGTCGGCTGGCCGGGGCGACACAGGAGGAATTGGAGGCCGACGCTGATCAGCTGATCGAAGCGTTGGGTCTCCACAAGGACAACGGCAACTCCGATCTGGATGAGGCGAAACCGGAGCCCGGCCCCTTTGGTCGGCCGACGGAGACGCTGCGTCCCGGCGCATCGAACGTGGAGGACGAAGCTCCCGACTATGAGAAGATCGCTGAAAAGATCGCATCAAGACATATGACATGACCGCGCCGGGATGTTGCCCTGTGTGGTCCCTCAATGAAAGGAGAAGAGCGTGGCTCTTCTAACCGCAGAGGGCATCGCGCGAATTGCGATCCCACTTCTCAAGCGCAGCCTGGTGCTGGTCAACACGGTGACGATGGTCCCGGCGGCCGGGTTCACCGGTCCGAACGGTGAGACGATCCAGGTAAGGGTCCGGACTCCCCGGTCGGCCCGTACACAGTCGTCCCGTGGCGCAGCGATCACTTACGACGATCAGACTGAGGTGTCGGTCGGTGTGACCCTCGCACATCTGTACGACGCCTACCACATCACCGACGAGGAGGCGACTCTCGATCTCGAGGATTTCGCTCTTCAGATCACGGAGCCGCAGGTGGCTTCGGTCGCTACGGCGGCTGAGGATGCGTTGGCTGATGTGATGAACGCACTGTCGGCGGATCTGTCGTTCGCTGCGACAGCGACATCTGCCGATACGGAGGCAACGATTCTGGCTGCACGTGAGGCGCTCGGCGAGGCTGATGTTCCTGCCGGTGGCCGGTTCTTGGCTGTGTCCCCGAGTGTCGCGACCCGGTTCTTGTCGGTAGACAAGTTCGTGAAGGTGAACGAGGCGGGTGGCGATTCGGCGCTTCGGCAGGCGATCATCGGGAGTCTGTACGGGTTTACGGTGCTCGAGTCGAACGGGCTCACTACCGACACGGCGGTTGCGTATCACCGTTCCGGGTTTGTGTTTGCGTCGAAGAAACCGGCCGACCCGAAGGGTGCCGTGTCGTCTGCTGCTGTCTCCCAGGACGGTATCAACATGCGGCAAATCTTCCAGTACGACCCGGATGTGCTGTCGGATGCGTCGGTGCTTTCGTCCTTCGCCGGTGCCTCCGCCGTGTATGAGGATGCGGACGATTCGACCCCGGCGGATAGCTACCGTTGGGTGAAGATGGACGTGTCTTCGAGCTAAGTTGATTCCCCCCCGGCGGTCGGGTCTCCCCACCGGCCCGGCCGCCGGCCCCTATAAGGAGCGACGATGCGAATTTCGACGGCAGCGAGGAACGCTGCATGTGACGGCCAGGTCGACCAGATCGATGTCGGGACCGGCACTGCGGTCATTGAGGTGTACAGCGGGTCGGGTCCGGCCACGTTCGGGGACGCCCCCGCAGGCACCTTGCTGGTGTCGTTTGATTTGCAGGATCCGGCGTTTGGTGCCGCGTCGTCTGGTGTGGCGACACTGCTCGGGGTGACGATTTCGGCGGTTGGTGTCGGCGATGACGACGCCGGATACGCCCGCGTGCTGGATCAGGATGGCGATGTGGTGATGGATACGGAGGATGTGGGCACGTCGGGGAATGTGGTGACGATGTCGACTATCACTGTGTCGACCGGGTTGGATGTGGATTTGACAGCGATGACGTGGACGCAGCCGGCCGGGAGCCTCTAAGCCTGGAGGGGCGGCGTGGTGTGACATGAAGGGCACACGATGACCGCGTCCCTCACCAAAGCGACCCCGGCCACGATCGCGTCAGGGGCCACGTCCCTTGTCGTCAACGTCGGTTCTGGTACCGCCGACAAGATTGCATGGTGCGCGATCGACGGCGACAACGTCGCCGCCATGTCGGTGTCGGATTGGTGGACGATCCTGTTTAGTGGTGTGACTCCGAATGGGCGGGCCACACTCACCGTCGCCTACCGGGCCAACACCTCCGATACGACCTGTACTTTCTCGTGGACAAATACTGAGGGCGGCGCCGGTAACGGCGGCACACTCGCAGACAGCGACTTCACCACCACACCCCCCGAAGTGTCGTCATCCACCGGCGCCACAGGGACAAGCACCGCACCCGACCCCGACTCGATCTCCCCATCATGGGGTGCCGACGACACTCTGGCAATCGCGTTAGCTGTCACCGACGACGGGCGTCAAACCTTCTCGGGGTTCCCGGCCGGGTATAGCAACACCGAATATCAGGGAGGTACCGCCGCGGCTGGCGCCACCTACGGTTACGCCGACGCGGCGGTGTCCGGTTCGAGCGAAGACCCGGGGGC